GTAGATAAGATGCAAGAAAATGCTGAAAAATCTCTTACTAGAAATGCTAAATTTTTAAAAGAAAACGCAAGTGTAACAGATGAATATACTAAGCGAAAAATTGAAGCAGTTAATGAGTTTAATGAAGCCGTAAAAGTTGCAGGAGCAAATGAAGTAGCTCTTAGAAAAGAGGCAATTAGAAAGATTGCACAAATTGATGCCGAAAGAGCAAAAGCAGATAAAGAAAAGCAAATTGCTTTAGCAAAAGAAAAGGCTGCTAAAGCAAAAGAAATATCTGATAAGGAAAAAGAAAGAAGGCAAAAAGAAGCTGATGCTTTTAACGATGAAATTCAAAAGCAAGGAGAAACTCAAATGGCTAATTACGAAGCCGAGCAAGAACTTCGTAGAAGATTTGAAAGAGGTAAAGCCGAAATTATAACTACTGCTTCTTTGAATACTAATGACATTGTAAAAAATGCAATGGATAAAAGTATTCAAAATGCTAAAGATAATGCAGCAGCAGAAGAAGCAATTGAAAAAGCTAAGGCTCAAGCAAGAAATCAGCAATTTGGTGCTTATGCTCAGTTGTTAAGTCAAGGAGCTAATTTACTTGGAGAATCTACCGATGCTGGAAAAGCGGCAGCGATTGCTTCAACTACAATTAGTACATATTTAGCAGCTCAACAAGCCTATGCTTCACAACTAGCTATTCCAACTCCAGATGCTCCATTTAGAGCTACTCTTGCAGCAGGTTTAGCTATTGCATCAGGTTTAAAAAATGTACAAAGTATTTTAAGTGTACAAACTCCTAATGGAGGTGGTGGTGGTAGTGCGCCATCAGCTGAATCTCCAAGAGCACCTCAATTTAATGTAGTAGGCGCAAACCCAGCTAGTTCAAATCAGTTAAGGCAAACGTTAGGAGGCAATGCTACTCCTTTAAAAGCATACGTAGTAGCTAGTGATGTAACAACCCAACAAGCTTTAAACAGAAATATTGTTAAGGCTTCTAGTCTAGGATAATTTGAAAATATAACAAAATAAAATATAAACGTTTATAGGCTATGAGAATTGTTGAATTAGTTATTGAAAAGGATTTAGATGGAATTGATGCGGTAAGCTTGGTGGATTCTCCAGCTATCGAAGAAAATTTCATTGCTTTAAATAAGGAATATAAAGTACAATTTGCTGAAGTAGATTCTGAGAAACGTATTCTAATGGGGGCGGCTCTTATTCCTAACAAGCAAATTTACAGAAAGTATAAAGAAGACGAGTTTTATGTATTCTTTAGCGAGGCTACCGTTAAGCAAGCAAGTGAGTTGTTCTTAAAGAATGGTAACCAGTCTAACGCTACTTTAGAGCATAAGGCTAAATTTGATGGTGCTACGGTTGTAGAATCTTGGATTATAGATAACCCAGAAATGGACAAGTCTAAAGCCTACGGTTTTGATTTACCAAAAGGCACTTGGATGATTTCTATGAAGATAGAAGACGATAAAGTTTGGCAAGAAGTTAAAGAGGGGAAATATAAAGGTTTTTCTATTGAAGGCTATTTTGCTGACAAGTTAGAAATGGCTCAAGAGGTTGCTTTAGAATCTTATTCAGATTATGGCAACGATGTTAAAAACAATGCTCAAAAAGGTATTGAATTAAACGAACGAAACGGTAATAAATGCGCTACTCAAACTGGAAAAGTAAGAGCGCAACAATTAGCAAAAGGAGAGCCTATTTCGGTTGAAACTATTAAAAGAATGTACTCTTATCTTAGTAGAGCTGAAACGTATTACGATAATGCTGATTCGCAAAATGATTGCGGTTATATAAGTTATTTATTATGGGGCGGTAAATCTGCGTTAAGCTATTCAAGAAATAAGCTAAAAGAATTAAACCTTTTAACTTTAGAAGAAGAAAAAATTATTAATCAAATAATTAATATTTTAAAAGATGGCAAATAAAAATAATAGCCCGCAAGATTCTTCTCGTGGTTGTCTTTGTAAAAATGGTACTTATTCAAAAGATTGTTGCGATGGCGAATTGCTTAATCAAGGTATCGGAGCTTTGGTTTCACAATCAAGCTCTACAGTTACAAATACTAATCAAGCTAGAGTTATTGTAAGAGTAAGTTAATTAATCAAATAAATAAAAAATGGAATACAAGAACAAATTAAACAAGATTAAAGCCGTTCTTTCCTTAGAAGTAAAGCTTGCACAAATGATGCTAGAAGACGGAATTACCGTTATTGAAGCAGAAGAGTTTGCGCCTGATTTCTCAGTAGGAATTGTAACGGAAGATGGTATTGTACCGATGCCTGTAGGCGAGTACAAACTAGAAGATGGTATGATTTTAGTAGTTGCCGTTGAAGGTATTATTGCTGAAATTAAAGAAGCAGAAGCGGAAGCAGAAGCAGAAGTTGAAATTGAGGTTGAAGTTGCACCAGAAGAAGTAGTTGAGCCAGAATTAGCTCAAGAAGCTCCAAAGGCAAAGCGTATTGTAGAATCAGTTTCTAAGGAAACGTTCTTTGCTGAAATTGAGAAATTGCGCCAAGAGTTTTCATCTCTTAAAGAAGAAAACCAAGCTTTAAAAGCGGAAAACGAATCTTTAAAAGTTGAAATGTCTTCTATTGAAGAAGGTGCTGAACCAATTGCTCACAATCCAGAATCAGGAGTAGCTTCAAAGCAATTTAAAATTTCAAAAAACAAAGTATCTTCAATTCAAGATTCAGTATATAATAAAATCTTTTCAAAATAATTATTAAACAAATAAAAAAATGCCAACTAGCACAAGTATTACTACAACTTACAGCGGTGAATTTAAAGACCAAATCATTGCTGCTGCATTATTATCAGCTCCAACTATCGAAGCTGGTGGTATCACTGTTAAACCAAACATTAAGTACAAAGAAATTATCAAGCGTTTATCGACTGACGATATTTTAAAGAACGCAACTTGTGATTTTGATGCTACTTCTACAATCACTTTGACAGAGCGTATCATTACTCCAGAAGAATTCCAAGTTAACTTACAACTTTGCAAGAAAGATTTCCACTCGGATTACCTTTCAGCTCAACAAGGTTTTTCTTCTTTTGATGTATTGCCTACTTCTTTCCAAGATTTCTTAGTTGCTCACGTAGCTGCTAAAGTTGCTGCAAAGAACGAGACAAATATCTGGTCAGGTGTTAACGCTAACGCTGGCGAGTTTGATGGTTTCGCTACTTTATTAGCTGCGGATGCTGCTTTACCTTCTGCTCAAGAAGTTGCTGGAACAACTGTTACGGCTGCTAACGTAGTTGCTGAAATGGGTAAAATCGTAGATGCTATCCCAGCTGCTCTTTATGGAAACGAAGATTTATATCTTTACGTTTCTCAGAATATGGCTCGTGCTTACGTTCGTGCTCTTGGTGGATTCGGTGCTTCAGGTTTAGGAGCTAACGGTACTAACTCTTTAGGAACTCAATGGTACAACAACGGTTCATTATCATTTGATGGTGTTAAAATCTTTGTTGCAAACGGAATGGGTGCTAACAAAGCAATTGCTACTACTAAAGATAACTTGTTCTTTGGTACTTCTTTATTATCAGACCACACAGAGGTAAAAGTTATTGATTTAGCTGACATCGATGGTTCTCAAAATGTTAGAGTTGTTATGCGACTTTCTGCTGGTGTTCAGTACGGAGTTGTTCAAGATATCGTTACTTACGGTATTACTAACTCTGCTAACTAATTAGCCTTAATAGCACCTCGTTAATTCGGGGTGCTTATTTTTCAACATTATAAATTAATCATTATGTGCGATATTTCTTTAGGGAGAATTGAGCCTTGCAAAACAAGTAACGGTGGATTAAAAGCCGTTTACTTTGTTAACTGGGGTGACGCTACTGGTTATACTTATGATGCGACTAATACTGATGCTATCTCTGCGGTAGCTGGTACTCCTATCGCATTTAAGTACGACTTAAAAGGTAATAGTTCTTTCGAGCAAACTATTAACTCTAGCCGTGAAAACGGAACGACTTTTTTCGAGCAAACAATAAACTTGACCTTGAAAAAATTATCAATTGTTGACCATAGACAAATTAAGCTTTTGTCTTACGGACGTCCTCAAGTTATCGTAGAAGATAACAATGGAAACTTATTCTATTGCGGTGTAAAGCACGGAATGGAAGTATCAGGTGGTACTATCGTAACTGGAGCTGCAATGGGAGATTTAAGCGGTTACACTTTAGTTCTTACAGGACAAGAGCCAGTACCTGCTAACTTCTTAACGACTACCTTAACTGCTGCAGGCTTTACTGTAACTTCAGGTTCTTAATTAGTTTTGTTGTTTGAGGTTTGAAACTGGGTAGGCTGATGTCCTACCCTTTTTCGTTTTAGAAACAAAACATATTAAAAAACGTTTATACAATAATGATAGTTTTAAAAGAAATTGGTACGGCTCAAACGGTACGATTTGTACCCACTCGTAGAAATGCGGGCAATAGGCTATTTTTGACTAACGAAACAACTAACGTTACTACCGAGTATTCAATTACTTGTACTCAAGTTTCTTATTACCTTACTTTTTCTAAGATTTTATCTTTAAAAGAAGGGCATTTTTACACGATGGTAATTCAACAAAACGATGAATTAATCTATCGGGATAAGGTTTTTTGCACTAACCAAACAATCGGAACGTATAGCGTAAATAAAGACGAATACGTACAAAACGAACAAAACATAATATTCTATGAGTAACGTTCACGTTTTTAATTTTGAATCTCATAAGCCCCCAACAAGCACAGAATCTAAAAGAGATAACTGGGTTGAGTTTGGAGACGATAACGACTACTTTCAATATTTAATAGACAGATATAATAACTCGACTACTAACAACTCGGTTATTAACTCTATTGTTAAGCTAATCTATGGTCGTGGCTTAGATGCAACGGATTCAAATAAGAAGCCAAACGAGTACGCTCAAATGAAAATGCTTTTTAGACCAGAGGTTCTAAAGTGCGTAATTACAGACTATAAGCTTTTAGGTCAAGGGTATTTTCAAGTAATTTATAACAAGGCAAAGGATGCTATTGTAAGAATCGAACACGCCCCAGCACAATTAATAAGAGCTGAAAAATGCAATGAGAAAGGCGAAATTACTGGGTATTATTATTCCGATAACTGGAGTGATGTTAAGAAGTTTGTTCCTCAACGTATTGGGGCTTTTGGTTATGGCGATAAAACGCTAGAAATTCTTTGTGTACGTGATTATAGCGTAGGGCAAAAATACTATTCTAATGTTGATTATATTGGTGCTTTGCCTTATACTCAATTAGAAGAAGAAATAGCTGATTATTTAATTAACGATGTGCAAAACGGATTCTCTCCTACTAGCGTTATTAACTTTAATAACGGAGTACCAGACGAAGAGAAAATGTCTTTGCAAGCTGCGGATGTTAAACGTAAATTAACAGGCGCAAGCGGTGCTAAGATTGTTGTTTCATTCAATAGCGATGAAACTAAGAAAACCACGATTGATAACGTTCCTTTAAACGATGCTCCAGCTCATTATCAATACTTAAGCGAAGAAGCTAGAGGTAAAATTCTTTTAGGTCACTCTATTACTAGCGGTTTGCTTTTTGGTATCCCTTCTAGCAATGGTTTTAGCTCAAATGCAGACGAGTTAAAGAACGCTTCGATTTTATTTGATAATATGACTATCCGACCTAAGCAAGGCACGGTTTTAGATGCTATTGATAAAATTTTAGCTTACAACTCTATTAGTTTAAATCTTTACTTTAAGACTTTGCAACCTTTAGAATTTATTGACCAAAACCCAATAATGGATGCGGCTACAATGGAAGAAGAAACAGGTGTAAAATTATCTTCTCATTTAGATGAATTAGAGCTCGAAGAATTTGGCGAAGAACTTGACCCTAACGAGTGGGAATTAATAGATAGCCGAGTTGTATCATACGAAGACGAAGCTCGCTTAGATGCAGAGCTAGATGCCTTAAATAACCCAGAAAAATCTTTATTATCAAAGGTTTGGGAATTTGTTTCTACAGGTGTGGCTAGACCAAATATCGGGAGTTCTCAAGATGGTAAACTTTACGCATCTCGCTACAGATATAGCGGAGAAATCACAGATAAATCTCGTGAATTTTGTAAGAAAATGATTTCTGCAAATAAATTATATCGTAAAGAAGATATAATTGCAATGGGAAAGAATCCTAAAACTAATGAGGGTTGGGGTCCTCGTGGTGCTGATACTTACGATATTTTTCTTTATAAAGGAGGTGGGGCTTGCCATCATTACTGGACTCGTGAAACTTATAAGCGTTTTATAGACCCACGTAGAAAAGGAGCTAAAGAAATAACACCAGCGGAGGCTAGAAAAGCGGGAGAAATTTTACCTCCTCCATTTAGCAAAGAAGATGGCAAGGATTACAAAAAAGATAATCAGCTAGTTTATACCGCTCCTATCAATATGCCAAATCAAGGATTTTTAAAATAAAATAAAATGGCGCAAGCATTATTTATTAGTCGTGACGATATTGTAAAGTTTACCGCAATTAGTGGTAACCTAGATGTCGATAAATTTATTCAATGGGTTAAAGTTGCTCAAGATACTCACATTCAAGGTTATCTAGGAACTAAGCTATTTAATAAAATAAACGATGGTATTGTAGCGGCTAATTTAACTAGCCCTTATACGATGCTTTTAAACGTGTATATTAAGCCTATGGTTATCCATTGGTCTATGGTTGAATTCTTACCGTTTGCGGCTTATACAATTGCTAACAAAGGAGTTTTTAAGCACAATAGCGAGAACGCTCAAAACGTAGATAAAGCGGAGGTAGATTACTTGGTAGAAAAAGAACGCTCAATAGCGGAACACTACACTCGTAGATTTATCGATTATATGTCTTTTAATCAGTCTTCATATCCAGAATATAACACGAACTCAAATGCAGATATGTTCCCCGATAAAAAGTCGGACTTCGGTGGCTGGTACTTATAAGCCTAAAAAATCCAACATTAAAAAACTAAAGGTTTACCTTAACAAAATAGAAAATGGCTCTTAATTTTACGCATACAAAAGGCGATACATTTAACGAAGTAGCTTTCGAGGTTAAAAAGAACGGCACGGCTATTAACTTGACAGGTGCTACAATCAGAATGCAACTTCGCAAACAATATGAAGATGTAACTCCAACGTTATCTTTAACTTCGGCATCAAGCGCAGGTATTACAATTACTAACGCTTCAGCAGGTCATTTTAAAATCAATGCGCAAATTATAAACATTGAAGTTTTTAATTACGTTTACGACATTCAATTTACTTTGTCAAGTGGCGAAGTAAAGACTTATGTAAAAGGAGGATTTAACGTTACACCAGAAGTTACTCGCTAGAATGGAAGATATTATAGACATCATAGTTACCGAAACTACCAATACAATTGAAATCACGGCTCAACCGAATGATGAGATAATTGATGTCAATATAATCGACAATAGAGAGGATGTAACGCTTAACATAACTCCTACAGTTGTTGAAATTAATATTAATCAATTAACAGGAAGCTTTGGTGTTGAATGGGGCGAGATATTAGGCACTCTTTCTAATCAAACCGATTTAAATACGGCACTAGGTTTAAAAGCGGATTTAGTAGGCGGTAAAGTTCCAGCATCTCAATTGCCTAGCTATGTTGATGATGTAGTTGAGGTTGCTAATTACGCAGCACTTCCTGCAACTGGGGAAACAGGTAAGATTTATGTTACAATTGACACCAATTATATCTATCGTTGGACAGGCTCAGTTTATGTAGAAATTAAAGATTCTAGTGCGGTTTGGGGAGCAATTACAGGCACGTTAAGCTCTCAAACTGATTTACAAAACGCTTTAAATGCAAAGTTTGATGACCCGACAGGAGACACGACTCAATACATTGCGGGCGATGGCTCATTAATTGCTTTTCCTATTGCTGGACAAGCTGGCACTTTAGTTCGTGAAGTTCGCAATACAACAGGAGCAACATTAACAAAAGGTACAATCGTTTATATTAGCGGAGCGACTGGCAATAAGCCTACAGTTTCAAAAGCTATTGCGACTGGCGATGCTACTTCGGCTCAAACGTTTGGAATGTGCCAAGCCAACATTGCTAATAACTCAAATGGTTATGTAGTTTGTGTAGGAGATTTAACTGGATTAGATACTTCAGCTTTTACAGAAGGGAATCAATTATATCTTTCTTCTACAACGGCTGGAACTTATACAACAACTAAGCAATTAGCTCCTAATCATTTAGTTTATATCGGTATTGTAACTAGAGCGCATCCGACTTTAGGACAAATCGAAGTTAATATTCAAAACGGATATGAGCTTTATGAGCTACACGATGTTTCAATAACTTCCGAAGCTAATAATCAAGGTTTATTTTATGAAGCCTCAACCGATTTATGGAAGAATAAAAGTATTGCAACAGTATTAGGATATACTCCTGAGCCTGCCATTACAGCAGGAACAACAGCTCAATACTATCGCGGAGATAAAACATTTCAAACATTAAATACAACCGCAGTTGCCGAAGGCACTAATCTTTACTATACAGAAGCAAGAGTTAACGCTAATACAAATGTTGCGGCAAATACGGCTGCAAGGCATAACGCAGTAACACTAGGAACTGCTAACGGTCTTTCTTTAAGCACACAAATTTTATCTTTAGGTTTATCAAGCTCTAGCGCAAACGGTGCTTTGAGTTCTACTGATTGGAGTACTTTTAATGCAAAGCAACCAGCACTTTCAGGAAGTGGAATCGTTAAATCAACAAGTGGAACTATCTCTTACTTGACAGATAATACTGCCAATTGGGATGTAGCTTATAACGATAAAATTAATAGTGCTTCAGTAACAGGTACAACGACAAAGACTTTAACATTAACTCAGCAAGATGGTGGTACAGTAACCGCTTCTTGGACTGATATTAATACTGATGCAGTATCTTCTGTATTTGGTCGTACAGGTGCAGTAGTTGCAACAAGTGGAGATTATACAACAACTCAAGTAACTGAAGGCACAAATCTATACTATACCGATGCAAGAGCAAGAGCTTCAGTTAGTGCAGGTACAGGAATCTCTTATAATTCAACAACAGGTGTAATTACTAACACAATTACACAATACACAGACGCTTTAGCTAGACTTGCAATAAGCGGAGGCACAGGTATTTCTTATAATAGCACGACAGGTGTTATAACAAACACAATTACGCAATATACTGATGCGTTGGCTCGTGCCTCTCTATCATTTACTGCTGGAAGTGGTGCATATAATAGCACAACAGGTGTTATTACTATTCCAACAAATACAAATCAGCTAACAAATGGTGCTTCATTCATTACTTTAGCTTCGTTATCAGGTACATCTCCAATTTCTTATAATAATACGACTGGAGCAATATCTATTTCACAAGCAAGTGGTAGTGCAAATGGATTTTTAAGCTCGACAGATTGGACAACATTTAATAACAAGCAGAATGCTTTAACTAATCCTGTTACAGGAACAGGAACAACCAACTATGTTCCTAAA